GGAAACCGGCAAGGTTTACTGGTTCAGCAAGTCGATGCCCAACATCATTGACGAGCGCGATGACCCGCTAGAGTTGGAAGGATTCTTCCCCTGCCCGCGTCCGCTGTACGCCACCGTCACAAGCGATACCCTAGTTCCTGTTCCTGACTTCGTGCTGTATCAGGATCAGGCGAACGAGCTTGATATTCTGTCTGACCGCATTGACGGGCTGGTCAAGGCTTTGCGTGTGCGCGGTGTATACGACGCTTCACAGCCTGCATTGCAGCGACTGATGACCGAGGGCGAAAACAACGCTCTGTTGCCGGTCGATACTTGGATGGCGTTTGGCGAGAAAGGCGGCTTGAAAGGCGCGATTGACTTCCTGCCTATCGACATGATTGCCGCTACGCTGATTCAATGCTATCAAGCGCGAACCGAAATCAAGAATCAAATTTATGAAATCACAGGTCTTTCGGACATTATCCGAGGATCGTCGTTTGCGTCTGAGACAGCGACCGCGCAGCAAATTAAGGGGCAATATGCCTCGATTCGGTTGCGTGCCATGCAAGAGGATGTGGCGCTGTTTGCGACGGGCTTGCTTCGTCTTAAGGCGCAGGTTATCTGCACCAAGTTCCAGCCCGAGACAATTTTGCAATACGCTGCTGCGAATCAGTTAGAACCGGAAGATCAGGAATTGATTCCCCAGGCACTTGCGCTTCTGAAGGACAAGCCCCTACGGAATTTCCGCATTGAGGTTGCAGCGGATTCGCTGGTGCAGTTGGACGAACAGCAGATGAAGCGGGATCGGGCTGAGTTTATTTCCGCATTGGGGACGTTCCTGCGGGAAGCCTTGCCGCTTGGTACGCAAGCGCCGGAAATGATCCCGATGATTGGCGAAACGATGAAGTTCATGGTCGCGTCGTTCAAGGGTGCGCGGCAGCTTGAGGGATCGATTGACGCTGGAATTAACAAGATTGTGAACCGCCCGCCGCCACAGCCGCAGCAGAATCCCGAAATGCTGAAAATGCAGGCTGAACAGCAAATGACGCAAGCAAAGATGCAAGCCGACGCTCAGCTAGAGCAAGCCAAGATGCAAGCCACTATGCAGATTGAGCAGGCTAAGTTGCAGCTTGAGCAAGCCAAAACGCAGCGCGAGGTCGAAATTGAGCAGATGCGGGCGCAGATGGATGCTCAGAAAATGGAGTTTGAACGCCAAAAGGTCGAAATGGAGGAGCAATACAACCGCTGGAAAACGGAACTGGATGCAGCAACAAAAGTAACCGTGGCGCGAATTGGAGCGAATCCCGGCGTGGATATCCCGCTGGTCGAGGCTGCAACTGCCTCTGCTGAACGCATGACCGCTGAGCTAGGCAATGGCGTGCAAATGGCGCTGCAAAACGTCGAGCGGCTACAGCAGGACATGGCGATGCTGCACGATCAGACTGCGGGCAAGATCGACAACCTGATGACGGTTATGGCTGCACCGAAACGCATCATCCGTGGGCCTGATGGCAAAGCTGTCGGGGTTGAAATCGTTACATGAACGGGGGATGGGACACAGGCACATGGGATGACGCGACATGGGATTACGTCCCTGTCATTGTCGATATTGATACCCATGACGGCGACAAGCTGAAAGATCGCTTTGCAAGGGAAAAAGCGGTACGGGAGCAGCGTCGCAAGGAAGTTCTCGACCTATATGAAAGAATTGTTGAGGGCAAAGAGGATATTCCCGAAGTCGTTGAGCCGCTGAATTACATTACCAAGCAAGAGATTTTGACAAGTAACCTTGATTTTGATAAGTTGATTGCCGATCTTAAGAATGCTGAACAAATTTGGCAGCGGCACGTTGAAATCGACGACGAGGAAATTCTGTTACTTCTATGAGAAAACGCTGGATTTATGTTGACGGTGAAGCAATAGAAGTTGGCGAGTACCAACCGACTCCCTTGCATCATGTAATGCCCGACATTCAGCCTTATCAGTCCATGATTGACGGATCAATGATTACCAGCCGCAGTCGCCACAGGGAACACCTGCAAGCGCATGGCTGCATTGAAGTCGGCAACGAAAAGATGGAAACGAAAGTTGCTCCGGTCAAGGATAACCGCAGAGAAGTATTGCGGGCGCAACTGGCAAACATGACTCACGCAGATGCAAACAAGATGTTAAACAAACTGCGCGATGACGCACGATTTACCCGTAACCCCCACAGGGAGAGATAAATGAGCGATCTAAACGCAATTGCACCAGTTGAAGATACCCGCAGAGAAAAGTTGCTGGAACAGTTTGAGCAAGTCGAAAGCGCCCCCGAACCTGTCCGCGAGGATGTGCCCCGCGACGAGCAAGGCAAGTTTGCAGCGAAAGAGCCCGAGCAGACAATGATGCAGCAGGCGCAAGAGCCTGTAGAAGAACCCGTTTGGAAACGCCCACCGGCTTCGTGGAAGAAGGATTATCACGACGTTTGGCAAACCGCTGATGACAGGATGAAAGAATACGCCTGGCAGCGCGAAGAACAAATGAAAGCAGGGGTTCAGCCCCTGATGGAAAAAGCCCGCATAGCAGACCAGTTTAACGAGGTCTTGAACCCCTACATGGAGACAATCCGTGGTTTGGGGATGGATGCACCGAAGGCTGTTAAAGCCTTGATGGAAGCCGATCACGCATTACGGTATAGCGATCCGCAGCAAAAGCAACAACTTTTTATGCGACTCGCGCAGCAGTACGGTGTGAATTTGGGTGACATGAGCCAACTGCCACAACAGATGGTTGATCCCAATATTTCAGCACTTCAGCAGGAACTAAATCGAGTTCGGGGCGAGGTGTTGAGTTGGAAAGAGCAACAAGAGCAAGTGCAGAACCAGTCTTTGCTAAGCGAGATTGACAGTTTCGCTATGCGGGCTGAGCATTTTGAAGAAGCGCGTCCGACAATGATTAGTTTGCTGCAAAGCGGTGTAGCAACGACATTAGAGGATGCGTATGAAAAAGCATTACGCCTAGACGATAACCTTTATCAGCAAGTTCAACAGAGCCGACAAGCCCAAGTTGAGACTCAGCAAAAGGTCGTAGCGAATCAAGCTGCGAAGAAGGCTAGAGCGGCAGCGGTTAGTGTCAGAAGTGCCGCACCCGGCGCGACAACGGCTACCAAAGCGCAAGATCGCCGATCCCTGCTTGCCGAACAATTCGACAGCATGGCAGATCGACTCTAAAAACCTGATAGGAGAAAATCATGGCATTTGCCAATAGTTCTATCAGCGACATTATCGCTACTAACATCCAAAGCCGTAGCGGTGAGCTTGCTGATAACGTAACAAACAACAACGCCCTGCTGCGCCGACTGAAGGAACGCGGAAACGTCAAGACCTTCTCAGGCGGTAACGTAATCTTGCAAGAGATTATGTATAACGACACGGCTACCAACAACACCAATAGCTATAGCGGCTATGAAGTGCTGAACGTGTCCCAAAACAGCCCCATCTCTGCGGCGCAGTTCGCAATCACCCAGTACGCTTCGGCAGTTTCGATCAGCGGCCTCGAGATGATTCAGAACAGCGGCAAAGAGGCGATCATCGACCTGCTGGACGGTCGTATGAACGTTGCCGAGGCGCAACTGGCTAACCGTATCAGCGGTGACCTGTATCTTGACGGTACTGGGAACGCTGGTAAAAACCTGACCGGCTTGGGCGCTGCTGTGCCTGATGCTCCGAGTTCGGGCACTTACGGCGGCATTGATCGTGCTACTTGGTCGTTTTGGCGCTCGGTGTCGTACTCCGGCCTGAGCAATGGCGGCGCTGCGGTCACTTACAGCAACATCCAGCAATACATGGATGCAGTCGCTGTTCAGTTGATTCGTGGAACGGACAAGCCTGATCTGATCGTGGCTGACAACAACTACTATCGTCTTTACCTGCAATCGCTGCAAGCGATCCAGCGGATTACCGATAGCGGTTCGTCGATGGCCGGTGCTGGCTTTGCCTCGCTGAAATACTTCGGCGCTGGTATGGCTTCGGATGTGGTGCTGGACGGTGGTATCGGTTCTTCCGCTACCGCTAACCATATGTTCTTCTTGAACACCAAATATCTGATGTTCCGTCCGCACGCTGATCGTAACTTTGTTCCGATTGGTGGCGAGCGCCAAGCAGTCAACCAAGATGCAATCGTTAAGCTGATTGGTTGGGCCGGTAACTTGACTAGCAGCGGCCCGCAGTTCTGCGGCGTGCTGATTGCTTAATAGGAGAAACGAAAATGCCTACTTTCAGCGTAAGTAATACCGCAGGCGTTACCCTGACCAACGTGGATTCGACTTCGCAATTCACGACTGGTACGGTGGTCAACACTTCCGACGGCGGTCAAGCCGTGTACGTTCAAGCTCTGTCTGAAATCTCTGCCTATGCTGCTGTCGCAATTTATGACACGCAGAAGGCTCAGATGATGACCACGACGCTTGCAGCCACTTGCAAGCGCGTGGGCTTCGCTCAGACTTCCATCGCTTCGGGCTATTACGGTTGGGTGCAAATGGGCGGCAAGGTGCAAGTGAACCTGGCTGCTAACTGCGCCCCGAACGTCCCGCTCTACACCACCGCAACCGCTGGCGTGCTGGATGACGCTGTGGTTTCGGGTGGCGCGGTGTTTGGCCTTGTGGCTACCACTTCGATTTCCAACGCGACTGCGGTTACCTGCATTGCCGGTTACCCGCATATCGCTTCGGGTGTTGCAGGTACTTAATGAATAAACTGGAAATCTCTGTGCGGGCTGCTGGTACGCCCGACGAAAATTCGGCTTACATCCGCTCTGCGCTTGCGCGGGGACTTCCGGAGCTACAACCCGCTCCCGCTCGGCACGATGGAACACTTGTGCTGGTCGGGAGCGGCCCATCGATGCCTGAGTTCGTTGATGAGATACGACAGCAACGCGAACAGGGCAGGACGATCTGCGCTATTAAAGGCGCACACGATTTCCTATGCGACAACGGCATAAAACCTGATTTGTGGGTTGATCTTGACCCACGAGACAGGACTAACTGCATTCAGAAAAAGAACGATCACACGGTTTACATGGTGGCATCCCGATGCCCGCCGGTGATGTTCGACTGGCTTGCTGACAAAAATGTGCTGCTTTGGCATTCGTGGTCGCAAGACGCTGAATGCGAGGCGATAGGCAAAAGGCTTGCAGTAGGCGGGGGAACGACTTCCGGCTTGCGGGCTATCAACATCGGTTACTTGCTAGGCTTCCGCAAGTTCATCCTGTACGGCTATGACTCTTGCATCCGCGAGGATGGGACGAAACGATTTACGGGTGAGAAAGCTGGTCGCACGATTGAGATTTATGTGGGTGAAGCGCCGCACCGCAAGAAGTTTGTGAGCAACATGGCTATGGCGCAGCAAGCAAACGAGTTCCAACTGGTGTTTAGCGTGATGCCGGACATTACAATCGAAGCGCGGGGCGACGGACTGATAGCCGAAATCCTGCGGGTTAGGAGCGCATGGAAGCTCGCAGCGTAACCTGGCTGCATCGCGGGGGTGCTGACATGGCATCCTACCGATTGAGGGCGCAACTGCCTTCAGCGTATTGCAAACACAAATCAAGGCTGAATGCTCAAGGCGCGGATATAGCCGTCTTTTCCAAGCCGCACCCCGATGATGCAATGCTTTGGCATCACATGAAGGGGCAAGGCGTGAAAATGGTGGTCGATATTTGCGATGACCATTTTGAGCATCCACAGTTAGGAAAACTTTATGAAGAAATGGCTCGAGAAGCTGATGCGGTGGTGTGTCCGACTCCGGAAATGGCGCGACGAATTCGCCGCCATGCGGAAAGGGATGCCCAAGTAATCCCCGATTCGTGGGAAAACCGAGGTCAACCGCACGCAGACGGCAATAAATTTTTGTGGATGGGGCATCAAAGCAATTTGAAAGAAATCTTGCCGTATCAACAAATGTTGAAGCCGTACGATATGACTTACTGCACAGGCCAGAATGACCTGATTGAATGCGTGCCGTGGTCTAACAGCGCACAAGAGCAATTGCTGCACCGAAGCAACATTGTTTT